CAGTTAGAAAAAACTTTAATAGACGTTGAGAACTTAAAAGATAAAGTTAGAAAAAATGGAAACGGAGTACATTAATGATAGAAACTGCGGTAGTTTTATTAATGTTTGTAGGTGCTGAAATTAAAGAGCATAGAATACAACCCTCTATGTCCGAATGTTTAAAAGGTAAACGTCTTGCTAGTCGTTCTGCTTCTTCTCAAACAGATTTTAAATGTATTAAAAGTAAAGTAGAATTAGAAACTAATATTGATGGTAGCTTAAGTATTAAAAGTCTCATATTAATTCCATAATGAGTAGAGATAAATTTAATAAACAAAAAGTTTTAGATTATGTTCAAAGAAAATTTGAAGATGCTAAAGAAATGAATATGTTTAAAATGTTTCGTAAATCAGTAGAGACTGGTGCGAATGGTACTCAAAAATATATGGTTAAACAAGGTAAGAACAAAGGAAAGATATTATAATGAGATTATTGTTTTGCATATTTATAGGTGCTTTTATTTGGTTTATGCTATCTTTGTTTTCAAGTTCAGTAGGATTAACAGAAGATAACGATACAGCTTTCTCAACAAACATATTGCCTAATGCTGGAACAACAACATCTAATTTTAGTAATGCTCAACTAGACGGAGTAGCTTCATCAACAACTTCTCTTACTAATAACTCAACACACAACGGATTTACTGTTACTTGCGAAACACAAGTTTCAAATGCTTGCGGTCAAGCTAATTCATCTGTTGGAGAAATAGAAGCATCACACGACTTAACAATAACTGCGAATGGTTCATTAGTAGGTATCAATGGAACAAGTACACCTGATGGAGTTAGTCATACATCAACTCAACAAAAGCTTAATGGTGGAATAAACCTTACAAGTTCTATTGCAGTACAAAATTGTGAATGGAGTGGTTCAGCTTATAAATGTGGTTCTTCTGCTGGTGCAGTTGATAGTTATACCATAACAATGAAAGTATTAGATTCAAATGATAATGTATTAGCAACATCTACACAAATCAGAACAACAGACTCAGGATATAATGCCAATGAAAGAGTATGGAACGACAACTTACATTATAACGGAGTCCATGCTAATAAATATGAGTGGTCTTGGACAGGAATAGATGGTTCAGGCAGTACAACATCAGCATTAAGAGGTACAAACTTATTAGGTGCTGAAATGGCTTTAGACTTTCCAACAGACGATTATGAACCATTAAGCACAGCAGAAATTAAAAGTATTAATGAATCTTTAGGTACTACTAATCTTACTGAATCTGAAATATGGAATGTTGTATCAGGACTTGAAGAAAGCATTAGTGAAAAACTTAATTTAGAAACTAATGGTGCAGTAGTTAGTGTAGAGTTAAATGAAGAAACAATGTCAGTTACTGTTTATACTGCTAAAGAAGCCACAGTTAAAGAAGTGGCTAAAGTACAAGCTGTTGTTCAAACTATGAGTAAAACTAAAGCTGTTGAAACTATGAAAAAAGAAGTCATAGAAGAAGTGGTTAAAGAGTCAAGACAAGAAGAACCTAAAGAAACAATTAAAGAAGAAAAAACTGTTGTTGCCAGTAAGTCAAAACAAGAAACAAAGAAAGAAGTTAAGCAAGAAACTAAAACTATTTCTAAAAAAGAAACAGCTACTAAAGAGAATGTTAAACCTGAGTTAAAGGTGATAATGGCTAAAGTAGATGCTAAAATTAAGAACCCCTCAAAGAATTTAGAGTTAAAAAACTTGATTAAAATGGATAGAATGACGGAAAGCGATATATCACTTATTGCTTATAACAACACAGAATTTTACATACCAAAAGATATATATTTGAATCAGATAGAAATATTTGATAACAGAGCAATTTATAAGAATATTGATTTAGTTAAATATACTGCTAATGATATAATGGATATTAAGATTCAAAAATTAAACGAAATAAAGTATAAAAAAAATATATTACGTTTAGAAATAATGGAGTTAAAAAATGGTTAATCAAATAAAGAAAAATCTTACAAATATTGTAGTTATCATTGGGCTTATATCATCAATAGGAATTGGTTTTAGTAAGTTTGCAAAAATGGAATTGACTATGAATCAATTATCATCTGCTACTGCACCTGACATTTCAGGCATTAAAGATAATGAAAAAGAAATAGCAATATTACAAAAAGAAGTAGAAGTTTTAAAATTAGAAATATCAGAAATAAAGGAAGCTAATAGAAATCCACTACAATAGCTTTTATGAAGATAACATTAACTAAACCACAATACGAAGTTAGTTCGTGTAATGCTAGGTTTAGAGTTTTAATATCAGGTAGAAGATTTGGTAAAACATATCTTTGTATAACTGAGATGATGAAATACGCATCTAAGCCAAATCAGAAAATATGGTATGTAGCACCTACTTTCAAAATGGCTAAAGAGATAGCTTGGTCTAATCTAAAGGAAATGCTTAATAAGTTTAATTGGATTGAAGATATAAACGAAACAACTTTAACAATTAGAATAAGAAAATCTAATAGTATTATTTCATTAAAAGGTGCAGATCACTATGACGCATTAAGAGGTACAGGATTAAATTTCTTAATCTTAGATGAATTTGCAGATATAGATAAACGTACTTGGTTCGAAGTATTAAGGGCTTCTGTTTCTGATACACTTGGAGATGTACTGATGTGTGGTACTCCAAAAGGTTACGGAAACTGGAGTTATGAAATGTATCTTAAAGGCAAACAAGACGATCATTGGGGAAGCTATCAATATACTACTGTTCAAGGTGGTATGGTTTCTAAAGAAGAAATAGAACAAGCTAAAACAGATATAGATATTAGAACTTTTAGACAAGAGTTTGAGGGTACATTTGAGAACTATGCTGGTTCTGTTTATTATAATTTTCACCCAGTAGAGTCTGTAATAGACAAACAAATAGATTGGGAGAAACCTTTACATATTGGAATGGACTTTAACGTAGACCCTATGTCAGCTTGCGTATGTCAAATCGAAAAAGAAAAAATATATGCAGTAGATGAAGTTATAATTTATTCAAGTAATACTGATGAAATGTGTCAAGAGATAAGAGATAGGTATGGTTCTAAGATACCAATATTTATTTACCCTGACCCAGCTTCAAGACAACGTAAGACTTCTGCTGGTGGTAGAACTGATTTAAGTATTTTACAAAATGCTGGATTCAAAGTTAAAGTAAAACATAAACACCCATCTATTAGAGATAGAGTTAATGCTGTAAACAGTAAACTGAAAGATTCTAAAGGCCAAAGATATATTTTTGTTTCAAAATCTTGTAAAACAATGATAAAAGGTTTACAAAGACAGATATACAAGGAAAACACAAATATTCCTGATAAGGAACAAGGCTTTGACCATATGAATGATGCACTAGGTTATTTAATAGATTATATAAAACCCCTTACAAGTAATATTCAATTTTCAAAACCTACAAGATGGGCAATTAAATAATGAGTTACACAAGAGAACAAGCAATCGCAGTACACAAAGACTATCAGGAAACAGTAAATAATTGGGAGTATTACATTAGGTCTTATAATGGTGGTTACGATTATATGATGGGTCAATATCTTAATAGATATAATTTAGAATTAGATAATGAGTTTAACCAAAGAATAGCAAACACACCTTGCGACAATCATTGTAAAAATGTAATTCAAATTTATTCATCATTTTTATTTAGAGTAAAACCATCAAGAAACTTTGGTTCTTTAGCAGATGAACAAAGCTTAGAATTTTTTTTAAAAGATGCTGACTTAGAGGGTAACAGTTTAAGTAATGTAGTTAAATCAGCACAAAATTATGCTTCAATTTATGGTCATTGTTTTATGATTATAGATAAACCTAATATTCAAACAAACACTAGAGCAGAAGAATTACAACAAGACATTAGACCTTATGTATCTATTGTAACACCTGAAAATGTTTTAGATTGGAATTTTGAAAGAAAACCTAATGGTAAGTATGAACTAAACTACTTAAAAATAAAAGAAGAAGTAGATCGTGAAAAAGGAACATATATGAGAGTTTGGTATCCTGATAGAATTGATACTTTGTATATGCCTCATAGAGACGAACCACGAATAATAGATACTGTCGATAATCAGATTGGCAAAATACCAGCAGTTATTTTATACAATTCCAAAAGTCACAAAAGAGGAATTGGTCAATCTGATCTTACAGATATAGCCGATCTTCAAAAATCTATTTACAATGAGTATTCAGAAATGGAACAATTAATCAGATTAACAAATCACCCATCATTAGTTAAGACTCCAAGTGTCAATGCAAGTGCTGGTGCTGGTGCAGTTATAGAAATGCCTGATGAATTAGAACCAAATCTAAAACCTTATTTACTACAACCATCAGGGTCTAGCTTAACTTCAATAATGGACTCAATCGAAAACAAAGTTAGTTCAATAAATAGAATTGCACATATCGGTGCAATAAGAACTACTAAATCAGGTATCTCTAGTGGTGTAGCATTACAAACAGAATTTGAATTGTTAAATGCTAGACTATCTGAGAAAGCTGATAATTTAGAAATAGCAGAAGAACAACTATTTAGATTATATGCTATGTTCCAAGATACTGATTTTGATGGTGAGATTAATTACCCTGATTCATTTAACATTAGAGATTACGCAACTGATTTATTATTCTACCAACAAGCCAAAGCAATCAATGTTCAATCTCCAACATTAAGCAAAGAGATAGACAAAGAAATAGCAAGAGCAGTAGTTGATGATGATGAAAAATTAAATAATATCTTTGATGAGATAGATTCGAATAGTGAAGTAGGTGAGTTTACACAAGACGAACCAGCACAAGAAGATAAAGAAGTAGAACAAGAAGAAATTTAGATGAATGGCAGATATAGTAAAAGATGCAACAGAATATCGAATCAAGCAAATAGAATTAGCTGAAGCTAAATACTACAAAGAACTTACAAAAGCATTAGGTAGAATAGAAAAAGAAGTAACTGCTTTAGCTGGTAGAGATTTACCTACACAAAATGGCAAGTTAATAGAATTACAATCAGCTATTGCTATCAGACCTAAAATAAAAGCTATTATAGAAAAAGAATATTTACCTTTTGCAGATAGAGTCGTTAGAGAGGGTTTTAATAAACAAGCTAAAAGAATTGAAAAAGCTTTTAAGAGAATAGGTAATATACCTGTTGCGTTTCAAGAACTTACAAAAGGTGATTTAGCTTTAGTACAGAATCTTAAACAACAATACTTTACACAGTTTAAAGATGTATCAAATACATTTACTAGAAGATTATCAGAAAAGGTTTATCAGAATACTTTAGTTGGTTCTCCACTTTCAGATTTAGATAAAGAATTAAGACAAACTATAAATGGCATCTATTCTAGTTCAGATGATTTAGAAGCTAATAAGCTAGTAGAGTTTATAGAAGATAATAAGTTTAAAAAGTCTATGCAATCAAAAGTTGATAAAGCAGTTCAAACATTACAGACTAAATTTGCAAGAGATCGTGCTGGAGAAAACATGAAAAGGTATGCTGGGCAGATATTAAACGACTCATTAAGAGATTTTGATGCAACATTAAACTTTAATAAATCAAATGATGCTGGTTTAACTTTTGTTAAATATTATGGAGATGTGATACCCACAACAAGACAGATTTGCAGAAGTCTTATAAATGGAGTATACAATAAACGACCCAATGGTCTTTTTACGATTGATGAAGTCAAGAACCTATGGTCATCAAGTAGTTGGTCAGGAAAAAAATCTGGCAATCCTCTTGTTGTTCGTGGTGGTTATAATTGTCGTCATCAATGGAGTTACGTCAACCCTGATTGGTATGACAGTAGCGGTGAACTAATAATATAGGAGTAAATATGTCAGAAGATAAAACACAAGAAACTTCAGCACCTGTTGAAGCAAAAGAAGAAGTACAAGAAGAAACAAAACAAGAAATTAAATCATTTAATCAAGAACAATTAGATAACATTGTTCAAACTCGTATTATGGCAGAACGAAGAAAATACGAAAAAAAGATTGAAGAAGAAAATAAACAGAAAAATGATCTTTTAAAAGCAAAAGAATTAGAAGAAGCTAAAACAAAGCAAGACTTGGAAAAGATTATGCAAGAAAGAATCCAAGAGAAAGATCAAGAAATAAGTAAATATAAACTTAATCTTAAAAAGGAAAAAATTGACAATTCTATCTTATCTGTTGCATCAAAGAATAGAGCAATCAATCCTCAACAAGTTGTTTCATTATTAGAAAAAGAAGTTAAATTAAATGATGATGGAAGAATAGAGGTACTTGATAATAATTCTAATGTACGATATAATCCTAAGGGAGAACTTTTAACAATAGAAGATAGAGTTAATGAGTTTTTAGATACGAACCCACACTTCCGTTTAGGTACAAATCAAGGTTCAGGAAGTAAAGCAAGTATCGGTGGTAATACTGTTAAACCTTTTAACTTACAGGA